GTGACAGAGCCCTTGGACCCTCCAGGGGGTGCAGACCATACCGACACAAAGGTATGCTGCATTGGGATGCCGTTGACATACGGTATCTCACAATACAGCCCTTTGGTTGGATGGTCGTACGACTTCTCCAATTGGAGAATTACACCCCTGTCCTGAAGGTGTTTGTCATATAGATGACGCCTATCAGGACCCCACCTGGGCATCAATGCATCGTCTCCGCAATATTTTCCGAAGACCTTTTGCTCTGACACCCGGATGGGCTTACACCCTTTCTTGCGTCGGAAGGCTTTTACTTCCCGACGTGTATAAGGGTACGTCTCCAAGACCTTATCCCCGCAGTACATACTGATCAGGGATAAGACGGGAAATGATGTGGGATCCCCCATCATTTGACCTGTAGTGGTCACCGGGCACTCCATCGTTGGATAACGAGGGGGTTCCTCCGGGCCCGGGGCTAGTAGGAAAGGTTCCATACCCTTCACTTGTCCCCCTTGGAGATACTCCAGCCACGAGTCTGTGGCGGAGAGGTACCACTCTGACAAATCTGTAAGATTGTCAAAGTGCGGAACGCCTGCAATAGCAGCCTCTGCTTCAGTCAGTACAGACAGCCTTGGCATGTTTGACTGACCCGCCATGGGAAAGGGGAATAAATCTCCATTCCTAAGGACGGTCCCATCTTGAGGTGCAAGGAGTACCTTGGACCCAAAGAGAAGATTGAAGTATTTGGTGTAAGGTTTCAACCTTACATCAACGCGAGCGAGTTCCTCGTACCAAGTTTGAGTTAGCCACTGCGGATGATAGTCCGTAGCGGCTGAGGCGTCTTGGCTATACCAAGGCCCCTTGACCCCCGAGAGATCAATCTCTAGGTGGCCACCCAAGCTTTCAGAAACCCTCGGATCCTGTTTCATAACATGATCCGAGGCCCGTCTCAGCACTTGCTGGACCAAATTGGCAGCGGTTAGACAACACGTTGGATAACGTGTTTTCAACCCCTTCTCTGTTGCAACTATAGGCAGCACGGGAAGGATGCTCAATCGGTCCAGCACATGGAAAGTGCCGAGCCTTAAGAGACTTTGCAGATTTGCCGTATGGGCAGGTAACCAAGTGGTTGCCTGCTCAAGCGACATCTTCGCGAAAGACATGAGGAGGGGTTCCCTCTCTGCAAGTAAGGATGATAAGTCAACCTCCTTGCTACGCCCGGTGATTACAAGTGCTATCCCAATGGATATCAATTGTTTAACACCGGACTCATGTCCACCTGCTTCTCTTGAAAACCCAAGAGCGGCGTGGGAAGACGGGGCTGTAAACAGTTCCGCCTCACCCTTGGAGAATTGCCGTATGTAATTGCGGCACCATCCACGCCACTCAGGGTCCTCCGGGGGGGGTGTCGAGGTTAACCTTGACACCAAACCAGAGAGACCCGGGCTAGTAGGTAGAGGTGGCAGGCCCCTTGCGACGTATGAAAACGCCAAGGCCTGCCATTTATAAGGGAACCGGGAGAATGACTTTTCTCCCAGGGAGTGGCCGTAATACCACTTCCTCGCCCCTGCAGCCCAGGCTTTAGCCTGGGTTGCCGCCTGGAGCGGGTCAACCACCACTTGAACCTTCCACCTTCTCAGTGTTCGAACCTGGGACGATGAAAGGAAAAATGGGATTCCCTTCCTCAAAGATTCAGTTCTAACGATCTGCAATCCAGTGAGGAGGGCATCCCAGGTGGCCCTCATAAATTGGAGGATTCGCAATCTAGAGTGATAACTCTTAGAGTGCTTGTCATTCTTGTCCTTAGAAGCTTTTGCGACAAATCGTAAAATATCTTCTGCGTACAAAGAATACTCCTCCACGTCCGGTAACCCGGACGTCCTCATCGGGATAGAGTAAAAAGTTTTACCTTTCCCAACAACTGTTCCATTTTCAAACTCCAAATGTTTGAAATTGGCTACAACCTCTATGGGTTGATGGAACAGTGGCGGAATTGAGTTGCCATTAAAGGTAACCAATCCCTTGGCGGACAAATAATAATTTGTCACCTTGGGCAATTCCACAACCTTGCAGGGAGTATTAACTTCCCGCAAGGGCGCAGCAGCGCGTATATGACGACGCTGTCGCCGTGAAGGCCTAGACCTTCTGGGTTCCTTTTCAGGTACCACCCCCACATCATGGGGGATTAATCCTTTCTTATAAGTAAGG